TTCCTCTTATAGTAGTTTGGAATAAAATAGTATAATATCTTTCGGGCTGTAAACCATTCATATACACCGTAAAATAACTACTTGTAGCATCTGCACTGATTTGAGTATAATTAGCATCAAAATCAATTACATACTCATTTGTATCTAAATCTTTTATAGCCCAATAAGATGCTGTAGGTAAATAATAATTTGTGGTATAAATGGAAGCAGTTTGGAATATTACAGGGGGGAACTGTGGTCTACAATCTATTCTAAACTGTTGGATACTTTGGCTATAAAAAAATCCTCCATTATTAACAATGGAAGCATATATTTGAGAAGTATTTACTATAGTTTGAGTAGAAGAACCGGTATTCCACACATAATCTCTCCATCTAAATTCTAATTGGGGTGGGTAAATAGTATGTGTATCTACTGAATAGTATTGTAAAACAGGTTGGGTATTTTTGTTTTGGTTAAACTCAACATAATAATTACCTGTGGTATCTTCATATGAGTTATATCCTTCCCATTTAACTAAAAATCCATTGTTTACAATATTAGTATAAGACCCAGTTAAACTATTAGAACTGGTATACCAAGCTTTAACCGTATCAGTAACTATAACATTTAAATCTTTATCACTGCGATATGAAAAGGTTTGTGTTTGTACTACATCTAAACCAGGTAAATTAGAACCAGTATACCAAGTTCCACCCCCTACATTACTCCCTGAATATGAAGCTGTAACATAAGGATTAAATCCTGATGTATCCCATTGTTTACTACCTGATTGAATTTGGTATTGCCAACTTACACCGTTTGTTACTATAGGACTATCTAAATATTTTCCAGTTCCCATCCCCCAAGCTCCAGATACAGGGTAAATATATAATTTAGTATCTAGGTTTATCCCTTGGGCTGTAGCTATATAATTACGTAAATGCGCATCCCATTGAGCCCCATTTATTTTACCATCAATGACATTATCAATTTCATCTTGATCAAATTGAACCAAATATCTAGATACTTGGGGATAGCTATTTACCGCAAAATTAAGGTTACTTATTTCGATAATTTCGTCTATACCTGTATTCATTTGTGGGAACAAAGAATACATTGTAGCATCTTGGGAAGGGAATAATTTATATACTGCCATAATATTAGAATGATACTACTCTGCCTTGAATGTCTTGATTTAAATATTTAACTTCAAATATCATAGGATCAAGTGAAGGATATACGGTTCCATTTAAAGTTGCCCCAGCAATATCGTAAGCATATTCACTGTATCCTAAATTAACCCCTACTTTATTTGATATGGTTATGTTTTTAACTGTTTGAACTCCTTCTATATTATCTAAAACAGCATACAAGTCTCTTAGTATAATAGGTTCGTTTATTTGCCAATTTTTAATAGCAAAAAAATCTTGTAAAGCTAATATAGATTTAGTCAATACTTCATTTGAATTATAGTTAGGTAATACTATAATATCAAAATTTACACCAATATTAATTATAAATGCATCTTTTATACTTATAGAATCGTTTACCATTCTGTATTGAGAAAGATAAGTAGATAGATTTTGTTTTAAAGCCTGGGAAGCTGTTCTTAATTTGTTGTTTACATCAAATGATAGCACATATAGATCCAAAATAGAAGCGGCTTGTCCTGAAGATACAGATTGAGCTTTTGTGGGTTCAATATATGCTTTAGCAATTACCCCAAATTTAGAGGGCATAGATAATGCTCTTACTAAATAATCATCTTGTGTTACGTTGCGTAATTGAGTAGCATAATTTGCTGAAGCATTTTGGCGAATTTCTTCTGTTGTATCTCCATCTCCCCCACCATCTGCTGCTACTAAATTATTTACTGCTAATGTTTCAAGTATGTAATTAGCAGTTGTGGGGTTTAAATTTGAGTTTATAAAAGTAGGGGTACCTAAAGTTATATTTGTTATAGTATTGGCTGGTGAATTAGCCCCAACCCCACCACCAGTTAAATATCTAACTGTTAAGGTTATATTTGATGGGGCTATACCATAAGTTTTTGTGAAAATAAAATTCGAAGGGGCGTAAGCCGTTGTTAATTTATCTATTTCAAATGGCAATCCTAAACCCACATTATCAGGATTTGGAAGTATTTCTTCATCTGTATCTGCTGAAGTTCCAGCACCAAATTGTAATTGTAAAGTAGTTGAATTTAAAAAACGAGTTGTAAAACGTCTTTGTACTTGTTTTAACTGAAGTAGATATGGTGTGTCTCCCGAATATTGGGATAAATTAGGATCATTTGTATTAGTATTTTTGATCGAATCGTATACTGAATCTTGGGCCAAATAATCTACCTCATACCATTGGTTTCCATTACTGTCAAAAATATCTAAAATACCTACAATATTGTTTGAAGATAGTTCAACTGTTGGAAACTGTTCGGGGGCCCCAAATGTAAAAGTTGTAGTATTAATAGTAGAAGAAATAGCTTTTCTTACTTTTCTTAAAAGAAAAAATGTAGGATTGCCACTACCATCTACACTATATACTGTAACTTCTGTAGGGTCACCAGACGAAGATACACTAAAATCAACCGGGTCTTGAATAATAAATGAGGTACTACCCGATGCTATAGAAGTAACTATAGTGTTTTCGGGGATAAATAAGGCATATGAAAAATCAGGAGAAGTTCCAGTATTTGGAACTTGTTGATAAAAATCCAAATCTACAGTAGCAACTTGAGTTACATTGGGTTTATACCCAAACATATAAGCTAATTCATACAAATTATTTGTTTGACGAGCATACTGTAAGAAAGTTTCTTGTATTTGGTTATCAAGATAGAAAGACAAAACATCCCCAACATATGAGGCCATTTCCATAAACATCATCCCAGGAGATGATGGGGTAAAATCATTGTAGGTTGTAGGAAAATAGGTACGGGCATAGTTTATCAAACTTGCTCTTAACTCAGTAAAATCCTTGTTTATGTATTGTATGTTACGTCTTATTGCCATTATGAGAATGCTATTTCAATTTCATCGGATATTGCTGTGTCAGCAATGCTATAATTTAAAGATACTATTAAAGTATTATAATCGGTTTCTTGTAATACATCTAAACTGTTAACTATTACATTAGGAAAATTAGTATTAAGTTTAGATTGTATATCTTCTTTTAATCCTTCAATAGTATTGTTGCTAATTTGTTCAAAAATAAAAGATCTTAAACCACCCCCGAATGTTGGATTTAAATATCTTTCACCGGGTTCAGTTAAAAAAAAGTCTATTAAATTGTTTTTGATAGCTTCTTGTGTTGTGTATGTGGTTCTAAATACACCAGGAGCATTAAAAGGAATAGCCACCCCCACCCCAGTTCCGGGCTTAGTATCTATAGGGAATATTCTTTTTGCTCCAAATGCCATATCTATCTACCTCCCTTCATTAAGGACATTATTTGGTCTAATCCTACATTTCCTGAAGGTAAAGATGAACCTTCACCGGTTGTATCCATTCCTGGTCTTACTTGTAAAGTATTAGTCATTACATCATTTGAATTAAACGATAAAGTTTCTTGCCCCGGTCTAAAATCACCCATTATACTTTGCATTAAAGCACGTCTGTCAACTTGAGGGGGTGCGGATTGAGGAATAGACTGGATGTTTTCGGTAACTACAGCTGTTTTGGGGGAACGAACCGCTTCTAAAAGAATATCTTTAAGTTCTTCTTGAATTGCTTCTCTTACAGCTTCTTTAATTATTTTTTTAAAGTCTTGGGTTTTCATGATTATAAATATTAAGTTTAGTAAGCTCTTAAACCATTTTGGTCAATAATAAATCTAAGTTCATCAATTAATGTTTGGTTATTAGTAGTGAAAGATAATGGGGTTTCTAACAATTTAATCCCATTAGTATTTAATGCTACTGCTTTTCTACGAGTAACAGTAGGTGTGTATTGTTCTTCTTCTATTTGTATTACAAATCCCTTATAATTGCCACTGTTTACATCAGAGCGAATTTGAACTCGAGAAAGGGTTTTAATAGTATCAGAAATAGGAACCACTTGAGAATCGGGGGCGCAAAATGCAATTAACACATCAAGTTGATTTAGTATGGTTACTACTTTGTTTATAGTGGATGTAACTACAG